CTTAAGACATCAAAGCTATTGCTTGATCTGGGTAATTACTCACAACAAAACATTAACCTAAGCGTTGATGATGTAAACTCTAAGACAGACGAAGAGTTGGTTACAGAATTAAGAACGCTAATAGCTAAGATGCCTTCCATAGCTCCTGACTTAGCCAACAGCTTACCTGTTGTGGCTATTGAGGAGAAGGAAGAGGACGAAGAGATTAAGGTAAGGCATTAAGCGTGGAGCTTTCCTAAAGCTGACCACTCTAGGTCATTCAGTTTTGACATAACCCTGTTGTATCTTTTATTTATTCTTATATATTCATTCTCTTTTAAACCCGTCAGAGATGCTCTACTCTTGTCATCGAATATAAACAAACCATCCCTACAATGATGACATTTCTCGATAGTATTCCCAAAAATGTTTTGACCTACCCCGTTGCAAAACGGACACGCCTGAGTTAAGAACTCCGTTAAGGAACACTCAACTATTTTTTTTATTCCCTCTTCCTTAATCTTCATCCCCTCAAAAATACCCAATGCCTCTATATAAAGATAATCAAACAACTCAGACCTAGAGTTAGAATCATCTAAAAACTTAGCCATAACTATGGCAACTTCTTTTTTATCTAACTTCAGATACGACAACAAAATGTTTACATCTTCTGCACTAATGCTGTCATGTGATTTGCCCATGCCTATGGCTGTCATGTCTACTGTCTTAGGTAGCAGAAGCGTTAGCATTTCTAGTTTCATTCTTGCTCTATACTCTTTACCCTCGTTTTATTATAGACTCTCATCTTCTCTAACCTGTCCTCTCTTTGCTCAGGCGATTGGCTATCAAGTCTTTTTTTCTTTTGCTCTAAGATAAGAGGCTTTCTGTCAGCATCATTATAATACTCTCTCCCGTAAGCCTTCTTCTTCTCACGATTCTCAGCGTTCCCATACCACCTGTCCCAGTTAGCTTTCCAATCTCTGCCCATAATTACTCCTTAGCTTCTTTAATCTGTATGTTTGCTGACTGATATCCTTTGTCCTCATCGTGTTGTCCCCATAAAGATATGTCATAGTTCTTTCCTTTCTTTATAACAAAATCATCGTGAGCTGTAAACTTAGCATTACTGCCTATTGGCTTTGGGTTCGTGTGTTCAGTCTCTTTATGTATGGTCATTTGTTTGAACAGAACATCAATGATGTCCTTGTATGCCTCATTAAAGAATACTTTCATAACTATTGGTTTCATTATTTCTTCTCCTGTTGTTAGTTCATTTTGTTTCTGTCAGGCACTATCCCAACCACTGATGCTTTTATGTATTTTTCACTAGTAGGACCAAGTGTGCCGATTACTTCATCTATAAGTTCTTCTACTGGTTTTCCCTCTCCTTTGGTTTCATCAATACGACCATGATTTTCAAGGTTAGAGGGATAATGTTTACAGAAATTATCTATTATTTCTGAATTACTATGAGCTGATAAACCCTCTCCGAGCTGATGACTTTCAGCAAGTTTATGACTTAATCTCCTCTCTCTCCTGCTTGACATGGCAACATCAAGTACACATTTTTTGTTTTCATCTGCCATTACCATAAATATTCTCATGCTAATCTCCGTTCTGTTGATAGAACCCCTTCTCTCTTCTTTCATTTGCACTTACAGTTTGAAAGAGTCTGAGCTTGTGTTCTAGGTTATTTATTTTCCCAGTCGTTAATGACTCGGATTCTTTTGCATCAGCAATCATGTCAATAAAATTAATTACATCCTCATCGCTGTTTGCTATTGCTTCTTTCATGGGTTGAGTTGCTTTTAAATCAGCCGTTCTAATCATGGCTAAAGAGAAAGCAACCTCCCTTTTCTTTGTATACTTATACACATCAGCAGTAGCTTTAGCCCTGAGTTCTACCAGTTTAGCGTGATAGTCTAGGGCTTGTTCTAGTTCTAACTGTGGTAGCTTAAACATTAGCCACCTTCTTTACATCAGTAATGTCTGTGTAAGGGTACTTACCATTGTAGATAAAATCTTTCTTGCTGTTTCTTTTAGTCTTGAATTTTTTATCTAACTCTCCTTTAAGAAGATAAGACGCAAACTCAAACACCTTTGGTAGCATAAAGTTATCTACATAGTCTTTATTGTAAGGAACTCTGAACACCCTTGAGTTGTCCATTTGATATATACATACATAGGTGTGGTCTCTTTTTGTTAAATATTGTTGGAAATATATTTGAGGCAAATACCCAGTAATATATTTATCCATGTCGTCTTGTGCAAAGTAAGGAGCTTTAATTTCTACCAAACTATCTTCTCCTACATAGCCGTCAGGCGTACATGATAAAACAATTTTAGTGTTCTCGTTGCCGATGTAAAACACTTCGGTGTTAATCTGTTCTCCCAATAACTCAGTGCCACAACTACGCACTATCTCTCCTGTTGTTAGCATTACTTGTGCAATGCCGTACTTCTCACACTCGTTTCCGTGTGCCACATACAATTCATTAACAGGTCTTTCTTCTTTGTTCCCCACCAGTATCTCGAAGTAGTTTTGCCTAGAGCAATAAGCGTCCATGCCTATCACTCTAGCTATCCTACTGGCTCTCAGGTTATATGTTTTGCCCAAGTTCCTCTACTCCCACAGATTTAGTTTGGATTTTCTCTTTTAGCTTTGCTAAATCTCCTTGTATATCTGTTTTAGTTTTATCATTTTTTACAATCTTTGGTGTGCTGTTGGGGGTCTTACCCTCCATTGCTTTTTCTCCATCGTCATCCTCAGATGGCAGTCCATAAAGTGATTGCAACCCATATCGTTTTGCATAAGTAATCCCACTACCCAGTTGATGTGGGTTGTGTATGTCCTTGCAAAACACGGGGACTCTGCATTGTATGACATCCTTGCAATCTATGTGTCTTATACTTGTTTCCACATACACCTTTCCCATATCATCTACAAAGTTTACCTCTTGTGTAAACACAAGACCGAACTGGCTACCCTGACTGACTGCTTTAATAACATTCTCCAGTGTGCTGTACTCGGATTTAAAGTGTGGGTTAGTTCCACCCTTAGATGCACTGACACTGAGCTTTTGAAACTCATTCAATGCTGTTAATAATTTATTCATTATTTCCTCACTCGTTGATTTATTGTTAATGTTATACTAAAACAAACCCGTAGTCAAACATTCATTTGGCTATTAGTTTGTTCATTTCCTCTAGTAAATATTCCTGCGTACCAAACTTCTCTTCAAAAACCTTAGTGTTGTGATGTACCCCAGTGTTTCCTTGATGATGCTCATGGCACAACCCTATTACTTGTTCACTACGCTTCCCCATGCCAGAACCCGTGAGATGATGTATACATGGGTCAGACCTCACGCCATAGTAGAGTCGGCAGATAATGCAGCCCACCGACACCACATCTTGATAGCGTCTGCGTATAGCACGACTCACTTTGTTCTTAGACATCTTCCTTCCCCTCTTCTCTTTGTTGCTCTGCCATGTTATCAAGGAGCATATCGCCCCTAGCCTCTAAGTCATCACAGAAATCAGTTGCCTCACTCATCGGCATACCAACATCAACCAATAATCTTATAGCATAACCTCTGTTATAATCCTCGCCTAAAGATTCTATCTCCTCAATGGCTTCAAAATATCTTGTGTTATAAGTTCTACTCATTTGCTCCTCCGTTGTTTCTTTCTATTGCCCATTTAATAATATCTTCATCACTCAAAGAATCAGGTACATCATCTTTGTTTTCCATTTCAATATAATTTCTAGGATTAATTAAGGATGCTATGGGAACTAAAACTCCTTTGGATGTATCTTTATCACCCCCATCAGCAACCCTGTTTTGTCTATAATACTTTCTAGCTATTTCTTTCATTTTGTTTGTTGGCAAAATAATTGTAAAACAATGGGTGTCTTCATCCATAAAGTTTACAACCCACCATTTAGATTCGGTATGAGCTATCCCTGATTTCTTGTCTCTGCTCTCATATTCGACATAGTGATTACCACTCACAGTCCAGTTTGAACCTATCTTTGTCTGCTCACTCTTGACTTCTATCTTGTCTCCCTCAAGCATAGCACCAACTAGCTTTTCACCTTTTACCCCAACCTTTAAATCAAATTTAAAATCGTTGTTGTGTTTCATTTTCTGCCTCCAGTATCGCTAAACCTATTTGATATGCGATTTGTGGTACGATAGCATTGCCTAGTCC